CATTCACCTTCTTTGGGTAATGAGGATGCGACATTCCCATCACCGAAAGTTCCACTCCAAGTTCTATACACTGTTGGCTTAGTTATTTCCTTTATTGCTTCATTTGTATTCGTAGAAATTGAACCCGAATATAAATGCTTAATCGTAGCAATGTAAGGTGTTGGGTCGGACATATTTACTTGTGAATTAGAATTTAATTTGTTAAGCGAACATAACCTCATACCCATAGATTGCTCCATTCGTGCCGGTGTATGTGAAGGATACATTGGGCTGAACGCTGACGGTAGTAGGGGCGGCGACACCAGCGGCGAAAGCCGCAATTGAACCACCTAATAGGAAGAAGCGAATCTGTGCCCCAGTAGGAATACCAGCAGTCGCTACAACAAGGGGAGCACCAGTGCCAGTTGTAGTTCCTACCCAAGGGGCGACATAGTTCTGAGGAACAGACATAGCAGTGCGGAAGCACGGAGTCGTAGTAAGAGCGGGAGCAGTGCCACCAACGGGAGCGGGATAAATATCTGCGAACTCTTGGATAGTCTGAACCGTGGTTGCGGGATTAAAGTAGCCAAAGAGTTGAAGGTGATTCTCGGCGAGACCACCACCATTTACACCAGCATTGTCCCAGTTATAAGCAGTGTTCTGTCCTACCACTCCGTTGGGAGCAGTGGCTCTGACTTGGAGGGTATTCAACGCCACCACCTCATTGCCAGTAATAACACCAGAAGCGTTAATATCACCACCAGAAGACACACCAAGAGAACCAACCCTTAATCCAGCGGCTACAAGAGAATTCGCAAGTAGAGGTGGGAAGTTGCCATTGTCAAGAACCAGATTGACAGCCATCTTCTATTATAATTAATACACCGAAAAAAATTCGCCGTATTGATTATTTTCGCAAAAACGCACTACTATTGAAAATTTTACATTAGCCGGGCGGATAGACCACGACGCTGACGACCAGCCCCAGTTCCAGCCCCAGTTCCAGCACCAGTTCCAGCACCAGTTCCAGCACCAGTGCCGTAGCCTACTGAGCCAAGAGCACCCTTCACTTGCCCCATCATACCAGAATCGGGAAGCAGACCTCTGACGGCAGATACAACGGGCTTTGTCTGGTTGTAAATGTCCTTTGCCTTGGAGAGAACATTGGCAAGAGAGCCGAACATACCATTACCTCCCACATAACGCTGGAGCATATCCCTTGTGCCCTGAGGAGCAAGAGGAGCAGAGATGATGTCCTGCTCGGAGAGAACACCCTTAATGATGCGGGAAGAGCCACGGATGGACTCAAAGAAGCCACTGTTGGCAGTAATTACGAATAACTGAACGCCAGACTGGGCGACAGCGGAGGTGTTCTTCACCGTAAGGTTGAACTGGAAAGTGAAATTACCTACAAGGGAGGGGGCTTGTCCTGTTTGGAGTGTAATATCCTGAGAAGGCTTGAGAACAAGAAGCCCACCAACCATTGGCACACGACCATTAGCACCACCGCCAAAAGTCTGGCTTGAGCCACCAAGTGTGCCCTGCTGGAGAGTCGCACCAGTGTGAGCCTCACCCACCCAAGTGTTCCAGTCCATATCCAGACCGTTTTTCACTGACATAGCGTATAACTGCTCGGCAGTCTGAGATGAGAGCAGACCGGAGAAGTTGTCAAAGTTAATTGTTAGAGGGGCAGTGATATTGTCAGCAGATGTCGCAACGGGTAAATAGAAATCACCCTGAGTATTTGTTAGTGTAGTAGGATTGGGCTTGACATAGATGATGAAAAGGTCGGGAATCTGGGGAAGTGTGATTGTCTGAGACTGAATCTGAGCCGTCGCACCAGCGGGAATTGGACCGCCTTGGTATGCCGTGATGTAGCGGGGGAACTCCATATAGGGCACAACTGACTTGGGAGGCAGAGGCACATCCAGAGAAGGCGTTAGGAACTGGCAATTTACACGGGAATTAGCGAAAGAGCCGGAACTGGATGTGGCGTTATACTGAAGATTGGAAATGCTGACCCCAAACTTCTGGGTGCTACGAACAAGGCGTGTAGGGGCTTGGAGATTCATAATTAACTGGATGTTGTTGATGCCAAAGAGACCAGTGTCCCATTCGTGGCAATCACTGAATACAAAAGGAGAAAGCACAAGTTTCTCAGTAGAACCCCAGCGGAAATAGATAGGCTGGGCGAGACCTACAATGTTGCCAAGGGAATTCCAAGCGGGAGAAACGGGAGCAGTGCCAACTACTGGGATGACTGACTGCCAAACAGCACCGTTATAGAGGACTAATGAGCCAAGAACCGTGGCAGAAGCCGTAGCGTAAGTAGCAGTGGGAAGCCAGTTGTAAGGGACGCAAGGAGTGCCGTTGAGAGAAATATAAGGAGCACCAGCAAAAGCGGGAGGAGCAACGCCACCAGTTGCGACGGAAGGAGCGGGAAGGGGGTTGCCCTGAGGGTCAGTGTAGATTACATTGTAGAAAGCACCGTTGGGTGTCTCAGCAAAGTCAGTCTGATTCTCAATACCAGCAAGAGGGTTATTGATATTACCAGCACAGTCATTATAACTGGCATACTTATCCAACATTGTCGGGCAAGTTCTCTGGAGGCGATTCTTCTTGTAATCAGTTAGGCGTAGAACCTCCTTCAACACATCTTGGGAGTTAATCACGCTTGTGGTGTCGTTGATGGTTGCCGTAAGCGTGGAGCAAAGGGAATTCAGAGGGAAAGCACAAAGGGCACAATCACGACCCCACTGGGCGATAGGGCGAGTCTCTGGAGGCACAAAGGAAAAGGTGGCGTTCATTGACATATACACCGTAGAACTCCACTCAACAGCCCTATCCACATACACATTCTCAGAAGGCACATAGATATTGTATGTGTGCTGGGACTGGGTGGCGGCGATGGCATTAAAGGGGGCATTCGTCAGAGAAAGAGCACCCTTCTCAACAGCATACTTCGGGCGACTCTGAACGATGCGGGAATCAAAGACGGCGAGTTTCTCAATGTCCGCACTCATCTTCTATTATAATTAATACACCGAAAAAAAGTGGCGGAGATATTCCAAAATTTCCTTAATAAAAGGAATTTTTGAGATATTTGAATCAAATCCATTTTATTTGGCATCCTTGTGTTTAAACATTACCTTGATGGAAACGCTGGATAAGTTAAACATATTGATAGGATACAACTGATTATCCAGCCGATTCTTCCAGAAGACTTGAATGTCAATGTTTCGGATGTCTTGCTTTGAAGAAGAGAAGTCGGAGAGACGGTATTCAGCAGAAGGAGCGTAGTAGATAAAACGGCGATAAGAGTCTGCGTTGCCAGAACTTGTATCCAGTGAGATGTCCGTAATGATAGGCTGGAAAGCAGACTGGACGGTGGCTTGACTGAAGCCCAAGTTTCCAGCACCAAGCACCACGGGAGCACCCGTAGCCTCTGATTTGACGGGAAGCAGTGTGCTGGTGAAAACAATTGAAGACACTGGAGACCAGAGCGAATCCGTAGAGGAATAGTCTTGCTGTGCTAAATAATAGACTCTGCCAATCATATTGGGGGTAATTGCTGAGCCATCCAAGGAAACTGGGGAATAGCCAAGAGGAGCAACCCCAGAATAAGGTGAAAGCCGGAAGTCTGATACATTCTGAAATGCTTTATTTGTTGCCAGAATCTCATTCACATAGCCGTCTGGAACAACGACACCACCAAATAGATTTCCCGTAGGTAAGTTGTAATAAGTGTTATTGTAATTAGCAAATAGACCAAACATATTGGCATTGAAAAATAGACGCATCTGGAGGTGTTCTGCTAAGCCAACAACGACTGGCGGACCCGCACTATAAGCCACTGGTGTGAATGTCGTCAGACGCTCACCGAATCCAGCACTATCCAGATAGATGTCAAATTTGCTTTCAGTAGCAAGAAATTTCATAACCGGAGGATACACGGTATTACAAAACGCACCAAATGTCGCATAGGGGAATGACCCAGCCACGCCACCCTTTGCCAGATAATCAACATACAAAGCGTTATAAGTATCTTGGTAAGCACAAGTTGATGTCGCACCCGGTGCTGAGGAAAACTGGGCTGGGTCTAACATTGTCTGATTCCATAAATCAACCCAATGCTGGTAAGTATAGACCCAATAATAACGGCTTGTAAGGTCTTGAGAATTACCCAAGTCATTGCCTACACGAACCCAGAGAGATGAGGTCGTTGGGTTAGTGCCTACTGGGGGAGCAAGAACCCAGTTCGCACCAACAGCCGGTGTTGAACCAGATACGGTGGCAATACACTGGAATAGTGTGCTATTGAACTGAACCACTTGCCCCGGCTGGTATGTTGATTGAGGACTCCACTGTTGCTGGGGTGCTACTTGGTAGAAGGGTTCATTAAAAGCACCATATATATCTGGAGCATTCATTGATACAATCTGCCCCAGTAAATACTGCGTTCCACTACTCCACTGACCTTGAAAGTCATTGGCGGCGATACTACGAGGTGTAGGGGCATTGACGGGGTTCTGAGTTTCGGGAACATACTGAATAAATCGTGGCTGGGGAACACCATAAATTATTTGATTACCAGTTCCCGCTACATCCATTTTCTGCTGGGCTGACACAGCACACGCATATGTTGTTAAATTTACATTTGTCTGACCCGTGCCTTCCGCAATGTTGGGAATAAATAAAGGTAAATCTCTGTTTGCTCCGTCCATCGTAAAGCGAATGATGGAAAAGTAATAATCGGCGGCGTTTCTTATAATAGCAGTATCACGGGTCTCATTGAACCGAATCTGAGGGTCTTTTACTGCTTGACCGGCGAATGTATTCTGCGTCGTATTGTTAATAATATCCGCATTGTAATACACATAATCGGGAGCATCTTGATTGTCGCCGTTTGTCTGAACGCTTGACGAAAACATCTTCTATATATTACCAATAGATTTTTTACAACATTATTTCTTAATCCAGTTGGCTGTGAGTGCGGATACAAAATTATCACCAGACATCCCACTGCTCTTAACTACATTATAAAATTCCTTGTCGCTATAAGGGGCATACAAGCACCGGACACAACACCATCGCCCACAAGTATTTACGCTTGGATTGTCTTGCTGGTAATCGTGAATGTTGTAATAAACTGGTTTGCCACTTGCTTTCATTAATTGTAATAGACGGGGTATATCTTGGTCGGTTTTTTCCAATAGTTCTGGGTCAGCCCCTTTTTTTGCCTTTTCTGGTGCTTCACCGTATGGGTCAAAGTAATGAATTCCATCTGGTTTATTTAATAAGCAAACCCAATGTCCCGCCGTTTCACTTTGAGTTAGATACAAAAGAATACAACGCCCTTTACTATCAAAACACTGGCTAATATCTTTCATTTGAGATAATTCTGGGTATGTGATAATTTTAATATCACTTCCTAATATCTTTCTAATATCTGAATCAGACAGTGGGTAGTCCCGTAATTCACCCATACCGATATTCATTTTAATCTATTGTATAGTTAGAAAATGAATAAGCCTATACTATCTGCTAAAGTAGGTAAAGATTTTGTTGAAGTCAAATGTGTTCCCCACGAATTACAATGGATAGAACGATGGCTGGAGAATTTTATGCGTAGCAAATCGTTGCCTCCTCAATGTGCGGGGAAGGATGCCTTTAATGAGTGTATTAAATTTCTTGCCCCTTCGGACTTTTTGGCGATGCTGGAATCTTTACGGAAAGAGTTTCTTTTGATACACCAACGCCACTTGCCTCAGTTGGAGGATTTTTCGTTTCTTCTGGATGACTCGGAGACATCTCCTCAACAGCAAAACCCACCTCCGTCTTCTTCCCGCAACAATTAGATACTAATTTGTGTCCGTTTAATTTCTTAAACAATTTATAAGCAAAAAACAATACGGCTATTGTAGAAGAACCAACACCAGCAGAGGCTAAGTAATTTGCTTCCATTCTAATACAAACATTAGATTTTATTGTTGTGAAGGTTGTGAAGGCTTTTTCGCCAACTT